TTAAGTCTAAAAGGAGTTTCTAATGGCAGGCTATAAAACACCCGGGGCAGATCAGTTTGTTAATGCTACAACAATAAACAGCCAAATTAAAGATCAGAGAAGCAAACTCGAAGAGAGTAATCAACTTTCTAATAGCAGTCCAGACTTAGGAATTGCTAGAGATGTAACAGGACTATTTAGCTTTGGTGAAGATAACTCTTTGGAAGATATTTTTAATCAAAGTGTACAAACTTTTAATTTGCTAGATTTAGCTGCTGAAAGCGGCAATCCAGATTTTGGCCCTGCTACTACAATGAGCAATAATCCAGGTACTCTCCAAATGTATAACGATGTTAGCAATCAACTAGATAAACCTAATAGAAAAGGACCTAACCTTGCTGCTCCTGATATCAACGATCCAACTTTTACATCTCCTACTGAAGAGTCTGTAGGATCTAGATTTATTAATAAAGGCTTTGGCTGGAGAGACGAAAGAAATGAACCTTCTACAGCGACTGCTAGAATTGGTGAGTATTTCTCAAAACACTATAAGTCTGATGGTGAAAGTCTTAATCCACCCGTTTTTGGCGAAGCCAAAGATCCAGGTGCACAAGACGACTCAAATATAAATTACGATCAACCATAGGATAATTAATGAGTTATTATAGTGGGACAGTTAATGCAATGCCTAAAGGAGGTTCGACTTCATCTGATGCAAGAACAGGTCTAGGTATTGGATCATTACATAAAGGTCCTGCTAGCGGCTTAGGTAGTAATTGGAGTATGGGTGATGCATTATCTTCACCAAAAGGTGAATATGATTGTAGAGATGAAGAAGAATTATCTGATGTTGATGTCGATAAAAAATTTTTAGATATTGACAATAAAAAATACAAAAAGAAAAAAGCAAGAATAGAAAAAAAAGCACATACTACTTTTCATGTTAGCGCAAAAGATAGTATGTCGCATAAGGGCACACATATAGGCTATATGGGTGGTATTGGTTCTGATATGTCAGCAGTCATAGGCATGTCAGCTAGCTATCAACCGAAAGGTGACGTTTTATTTGAAAACTGCTTAAAACAGTATATAAAAGAAATGTTATTGTTTGAAGATGTGAGCATTAGCGGTCGAATTAACGTTAAAAGAAGTCCTAAAGCTAAAAACTTAGGTAGCTCAGAAACTTATAGTGTTGATAACACAACAAGTCATACAAATAAAGTTGGCAATAGTTCTACACAAAAAGGTTACATAAATTACGGTTATGGTAATTCTACAAGAACACCTGATCTTGATCCATACGTTGTAGGTGGATCAAAAGCAACTACAGACGGTGGAAGAACAGTTTATGACTCTGATTTAGAAGTTGACTTAGAAGATCACTTAGGCATGTCTACTTATGAAATTCTTCTAAAAACTTCAACTGATGAGTATCGGTCTGAACAAAATGTTTTTAAAAAGCATAAATAACAAATATATAGTTTTATATAAAATTGTGAGTATACAATGAGTAATAGTTTATATAGAGAAGCAATCAACGCTGCAGAAGAAATTAAATTTGCTGCTGAAGAAAAAGCAAAGCAACAAATTATCGAGTCAATATCACCTCAAATTAAGTTAATGGTTGAGGAAAAGATATTTGAAGACAAGTTAAAAGACAAAGAAAAGTCTGATGATGATGATGAACAAAATACAGACGATGAAGAATCTGACCGAGAAAACTTACAAAAGTCAGATTGCGGAACAGAAAAGAAAGTTGAACTTAGTCAAGAGTCGAAAATGATTCTTAATAAAATAATTAGCACAAATGCTAAGAAAAATTCAGCTTTTAGCAAGATAGAAAACATTAAAGAAGGAATTCATTCTCTACAGAAAGCTATAATTCTTTCTGAAAACACAGATAATTTTGGTAAAACACAAAAAAGAATTCATACTTTATATAAAAATTTATTATCGGAAGTTGTTAAATTGAAAAACAACAGTATAATTAAAAGTGACAAAGATCTTTTACAAGAATTTTATAAATTAAATAAGGAGTTACATAACATGTCTAGAAGACGTTCAAATAATAAGTATCTAAGTGAGAGCTTAGAAGATCTCTTAGAGATGGATCTATTCGAAGCAGAAGGCGAAGAACAAGAGTCTGATAGCGAAGATACAAGCGATGACGATCTTGATCTAGACCTCGACAGTCCTATTGAAGATTCAGGTAGCGACGAAAAAACATTTTCAGCTGATGATCTTGGTGACATGACTGTTGATCAATTAGCAGACTTAGTTAAAGGTGAAAGCTCTGATGACATGGATATGCCGTCTGATGATGCACCTGAAGATGATGAGGATAAAGACTCTGACGACGATCCTGACTTAGACTTAGCATGGCTTTCAGAAGATCCAGAAGAAGGTGATCTTGATGATGATAGTCTAGACACAGCAGGTGTCAATGAGTCTAGTCGCCGTGATAGAGTTCTAGAGATTGACGAAAATATGCTTAGAAGAGAGATTGGTAAAATGAAGTCTATCCGTGAAGGTGAAGCTAAAGATATGGCATCACACTTTGGAGGAGGTTCAGTACAAGGTGAAATGTTTGTTGACGGTGTAGAACTCAACAAACTACATGAGATAAAGATTAAAGCTGCAAAGGTAGTACGCAAGAATCGTATGCTAGAAAGTAAGCTTTCTCAATACAAAAAGGCACTTCGAGGAATGAAAGGCCAACTCACTGAAATGAACCTGTTCAACGCAAAGCTTCTTTACGCTAACAAACTCATGCAAAATAGAGACCTTTCAATTAAACAACAACGACATGTTGTTGAGTCTCTAGATGAAGCTAAGACTTTAGGCGAGGCTAAAATTCTTTTTGAGAGCCTTTCTAAGTCACTTGTAAGTAGCCGACCTGCTAGCCGTGGAAAGAACTTATCAGAAGGCTCAATTAAACGCCCTATGAATTCATCTTCTTCTCCAGTTCGTAGTGCACAAAAACTTAATGAGTCTGTTGCACTTGACCGTTGGGCAACTCTCGCAGGTATTAAAAAGTAAGAATTAATTTATATATATAAGGATAAAACATATGAGTTTTACACTAAACAAGTTAACTGAAGGTATTAGAGACCGCCACGTAGGCCAGCAAAATAAGCGCCTCGTAGAGAAATGGTCTCGCACTGGTCTTCTTCGCGGTATGGAAGAAGTAAATCGTGAGAATATGGCTACTCTTCTTGAGAACCAGGCTGCACAAGTTCTTCGCGAGAGCAACACAATGTCGTCAGGTGATGTCGGTGGTTTTACAAACATTGCATTTCCAATTGTACGTCGCGTATTTGGTGGTCTCGTAGCAAATGAGCTAGTTTCAATTCAACCTATGAGCCTCCCAAGTGGTCTTCTATTCTACCTCGATTACCAGTATGGTTCTAGTCGCGGTGGTTTTGATGCAGGACAAAGCATTTACGGTCGTCCAGACGGCAACGGCATTCAAGAAGGTGCTGACGCTGTTGGCGGTCAATATGACCTAGTTGGTAGCGGTTATTCACGAGTTTATGATGCTGTCTCAGCTGATGCTGCAACAGATTTAACAACAAACCTAGCAGCAAAAACTGTTGCACGTGGCGATTTATTAGACGCTACTCTTGCTAATTTTGGTTTATTTGATCCAACAAGCTCAGTTCACTTAGGTCTTGTTGGACATGACTCGCAACTTATTACAAAAGCAACAGCAGTTGCTGATGGTGGTGCAGGCCAGAGATTTGCATTTGTTCCAGTAAAACTTGGCGCTTTTTCATCTTCTCTATCAATGGATAAAACTGCAGTGGCAAGTGTTACGCTAAAAGGTTTGAAAGGCAATAATGTTGTTTCAACGGCATCTTTAGACGATGATATGCAAGCAGGTTCTGCACTAAATCTTAGAAGGCTTAATAAGCTAGGTTCAATTGCAGGCGGCGTATTTACTGAAGATGCAATCAATGGCGATGTTGTTTTAACCTTGGTTAGACTAGCTGCCGGTGTTCAAGCTGCAGGTCTTGCAAGCTTTGACAACTCAGACATTAACAATCCAGGTGTTGTAAAGGCAGAGTTCGTAGTAGCTGATGCTGTAACATTTAGCGGCGGTGAAGCAGACGGTGCTCCAGCATTTGAGAGTAACATGAAGAAAGCTGGAGACGATATTTCTCCAGAAATTCCAGAGATTGACATTAAGATTGAGTCAATTCCTGTGACTGCACAAACACGTAAGTTACGTGCACGTTGGAGTCCTGAGCTTGCTCAAGATCTTAACGCTTACCACTCAATGGACGCTGAGGTTGAGCTCACACAAATTCTTTCAGAGCAAATTGCTCTAGAGATTGACCGTGAGATTCTTGGCGATCTTCTTCGTGGTGCAAAGGGTGCTAACTTCTTCTGGAGTCGTTCACCTGGTAAATTTGTTAACAAGCGTACTGGGTTTGCTGTTGAGCGCGCTAATACATTGCAACCTGGTCCAGCATTTACAGGAACAGTTCGCGAGTGGTATGAGACTTTGACTGAGACAGTTATTGACGTTGCTAATGAGATTCATCGTAAGACTCTACGTGGTTCTGCTAACTTTATTGTAGTTTCTCCTGACGTTGCAACTATTCTTGAAGCATCTGTACTTTATCGCCCAAGCTATAGCATTGACGGTGACGGACAAGTTGGTGCACCATTTACAATGGGTGCAGAGAAGATTGGTTCACTAAGCAACCGTTTCACAGTCTATAAAGACCCATACTTTCCACGCAACAAGATCCTTGTTGGATATAAGGGTGGTTCTTACCTCGAGACTGGATTCGTTTACGCTCCATACGTTCCATTGATCGTTACACCTACCATCTTCCAGCCAGAGGATTTCACCCCGCGCAAGGGTGTTA